TAGAAACTGCATTAATCCCCATATTACTAGACATGCGGTGGAAAGGTGTGCCTGTAGATTTAGATAGAGCTGAAAAGGTAGGCACTAAACTAAAGAAAGAAGAAGAAACTATTATGCGAGGTATACATAACGACTATGGTGTAACCCCTGATTTGTGGGCAGCAGCAAGCGTGGCTACTGTATTTGACCGTGCTGGTTTAAGTTACCCTAGAACTGCTAAAACAAATGCACCTAGTTTTACTTCAGCGTGGTTAGAAGGACATGAGCATAAACTAGCTAAGAGTATAGCTAGAGCTAGACAACTCAATAAAGCAAGAACTACTTTTATAGATAAGATGATACTAGAACATAATGTTAAAGGTAGAATACATGGGGAACTACATCCTTTACGCTCTGACCGTGGTGGAACTGTTACTGGTAGATTTAGTAGTAGTAAACCCAACCTTCAACAAGTACCAGCTAGACATGATGAGATTGGTCCACTTATCCGCAGTGTGTTTGTACCAGAACCTAATATGCACTGGGGAGCTTTTGATTACTCTCAACAAGAACCTAGACTAACTGTACACTATGCTCATAAAACTGAGCAAGAAGGTGCAGAAGAGGCAGTAGATGCCTACCGTAATAAAGACGCAGACTTTCATCAAGTTGTGGCAGACATGGCTAACATTAGTCGTAAAGAAGCTAAGATTATTAATCTTGGTTTAAGTTATGGCATGGGTAAAGATAAACTTATATCTCAATTAGATATCTCACCACAAGAAGCTGAAATATTATTCGATACTTTTCATAGACGCGTACCATTTATCAAAGGCTTACGAGATCAGTGTGCTAGGCTGGGCAGTAACCGTGGATATATTACAACTGTATTAGGACGTAAGTGTAGGTTTAATTTATATGAACCTCGTTTTGAATATGGTGAAACTCCTCTACCTTACTCAGACGCTTTACATAAATACGGTCAGGATATTAAACGCTCGTTTACTTACAAGGCTATGAATAGGCTTATACAAGGCTCTGCTGCCGACATGACTAAAAAGGCTATGGTAGAGTTATATAAGGAAGGGATACTAGCCCATACACAAGTACATGATGAGTTAGATATCTCAGTGGATTCAAAAGAAACCTGTGAAAAAATTATAGAAATAATGGCGGACTGTGTGCCTTTAATTGTGCCTAATAAAGTGGACGCAGAAGTAGGTGAAAGCTGGGGCACAGCCTTACAAAACTACAAGGAGTTTTACGCATGATAAGTAATAAAGAAAAATTAAGGGCTAAGTATTTTGAAATATTTATGCTTACCTTAAACACAGACATGACGCTTGAAGAAATAGGAAAAAAATACAAGATGTCAAAACAACGTGTATGGCAGATAGTGAGGTTTAATGAGCTCGGTGGAGGAGATTATTACCGTGGATATCAAGTATATACTGACCACTATAATACTTTACTATATGATGCAAATATTAGTACAATAGAACGTAAGCAACAAATGAGGCAATGGCTAAAAGAAAAAAATGTCCGTCTCATTAGGAGTAAAAGTGATGGCACAAAGATCATTACACCAAACGACTAGTCTTCACGACTCTCCGTGCATAGGTATTTGCACAGTAACGTACGGAATGACTAGAACTTGCAAAGGTTGTGGTAGAACAGCTACAGAGATTAGGGACTGGAATACTTTTACAGAAGTAGAAAAGAAACTAATAGTTGTTCGTTGTTGGGAGGATTACCTACCAAGACAAAAACGAGAACTTTTACAAGAACAAGAAGGAAAAGAAAATGGATTGGTTTAAAAAAGTATTAAAATTTTTCACACCTCTGTCTTATGCAGAATTACCTAACCCTCTACATGAAACAGAAACTGTTAGAGCAAGAAATAAAAAAGGTCAATACGTCGCTGACGACCCCAGTACTCCAAACGTAAACGAAGCTTACACTACAGTCAAAAAGAAAAGAGGCAGACCTCGTAAGAAAAAATAATGTATGAGTACAATTGTCAAGTCGATCGGGTGGTTGATGGTGACACCATTGATGTTACTTTGGATCTTGGCTTTAGTATTCTTCATAAGTGTCGCGTTCGCTTGTATGGGATTGATACACCTGAAAGCAGGACTCGTGACCTTGAAGAAAAAGCTCGTGGGAAACTCTCAAAAAAATATCTTCAAGATAAAATAAATCAAGGCAAACAAATTGTAATTCAAACTAAACTTAAAGATTCTAAAGGCAAGTTCGGTAGAGTATTAGGTTCAGTTATAGTGGATGGAATCAACATAAATAATTTGATGGTGCTCAATCACATGGCTGTTCATTACACAGGTCAAAGTAAAAAAGAAATCGCAGCAACCCACATAAAAAACAGAGAACTCCTTATACAAGGTGGATTATACTCAATTGAATCTTAAATTCTTTTAAGATTATCCTTTTATCACTAGCCTTTATACTTATAATTATTAGTACTTATTAAATAATTAATAAGCATTTATAGGAGAATATTATGGCAGCAGCCGTCGAAACTATGGCTTATGCAGGGGAAGTTCCCTGGCATGGGCTAGGTGTACAAGTTGATAGTAACTTAACACCAGAAGAAATGTTAGTACAAGCTGGACTTGATTGGACAGTAAGTAAGCGTGACATATTTACATATGATAACGCTGACCCAGATAAGGCAGACGACCTTATTATGGCACCTAACCACTCACTACTTGTCAGAGATAGTGATAACCAAATCTTTGGACCGTGTGGACCAAAGTTTATACCAACCCAAAACCGTGATGCATTTACCTTCTTTAAGAAGTTTACTGACGCAGGTAATATGACCATGGAAACTGCAGGCTCTCTAAAAGACGGTCGTCAGATATGGGGTATGGCTAAAGTTGATGAAAGCTTTACCTTGCCTGGTGACGACAGGATATTAGGCAACCTATTAGTATCTGTGTCTCATGAGTGGGGTAAGTCTAATGAGATTAGGTTTACACCAGTCCGTGTGGTTTGTAATAATACTTTGTCTATGGCATTAGCTGATAAAACTCAGCCACATTTTAAAATGCCACATACTAAAGTGTTTGACCAAGACCTTATTGTTTCTGCAGAGCAGGCACTAGGTCTAGCGAGTAACCGTATGAAAGAGTACAAAGAAGCAGCAGAGTTCTTGTGTAGTAGAAAATACAACAAAGACACCGTTGTTAGCTACCTAGCAGATCTTATGCAACCTAAGTTAGCTCTAGAGCAAAAGATACTAGAGAACACTAAGGATGAAAAAGCATACGTGGCTCGTGCTACTATGTTAGATGAGTTCCAGCGTACACCTAGCAAAATGTACGAGGCTCTTGAGCTTCAACCTGGAGCTAATCTTAAGTCAAGCCAAGGTACTTGGTGGGGAGCTATGAATGCAGTAACATTTGTAGTTGACCATAAGTGGGGTCATGACCGTGACGCAGCAATGCATAACGCATGGTTCGGGGCTCGTGCTAGTTTAAAAACTAGAGCTATGTCTAAAGCTATAGAGTATGCAGAAGCAGCATAATTCTATAGAGTTTCTATGTTTCACCACTCCTGATTATTCAAGGGTGGTGAAAGTTTATATGAATGAGCTACATAAAATTGTTCAGGGTCATCCACGTATTGGTGACCCTGCATTTATGTCAGCTAAGAATTGTATTTCACCAGAGAGTAAAGCAATTGAAGCATACAACACATTTGCTAAACGCAAAATTAAAACTTTTAAAAACCCTAAAGATTGTCAAACAAAACTTTGGAATCTTTTTTATAAACGAGCTATCAAACCAGAGGACATTGATATGAAACGCAGTTATAAAACTCAAACAGATATACCCAAGCCCAACAATTATTGTAATGAGATTAGTGCTAGAGATCCTTATGACACCAGTCAAAAACTAACACGCACTGATAAAGTTCCTATGTCTAGTAAAAACAAAGAGCGTATGAAACAATATGAAAATATTAAAACCATACAAGATGTTTTAGACAAAGGTGTACTTAATATCAATGACATTAAATATGATATAAAATTAGGGTATGTCAAGAAAAGCTAAACCCAATTATATTTTGCTTTGGGAAATGGTGTACAGTAACCCAAATCAAGTTAAACAAACCCCTGCTAGATTATTAGTCAAAGTCGATATAAACTCTGAGATATACAATGCAGGGGAGTTTGATTACTGGATAGAAGAACACCGTGATCAAATAGCTCAATGTGTTATCAAAGCTATTAAAAATAATGTAAGTAAGTACAGGTGTATTAAAGTTTTTAAAGTACCTTTTTATAGCGATCAAGTAGCTTAAACTTACTGTGACCGTTTTAGAGACGTTCTTTTTATAAGCCTACCCTACCTACCCTATATTAGATCAAACGCTTAAAAACGCTCATATAATTTATACATCAGCCCTATTATCTTTATACGATCTATACTAATATATACTTTTGTTATATTAAGTAGGAGAAGAATATGTCGGAAGAAATAAGATTTAAACCTGTCAATGTTAGACCAGAAGTACACGAAGAACTTAAACAGTTTTGTGATGAGCATGGTTTTACGCTGTCAGGGATTGCTGAAAAAGCCATTAAAAAATACATGTTAGAATTAAAAAGAATTTTTGATTTAACAAGCACAGGTTGGTAGAATGCTGGAGATAGATAAAAACATAGATGTGCCTCTACCTAACTATAAAGAAAAGTGGTCGTTTCATCGTTTAGAAATTGGCGATAGTTTTGCTATTCCGTTTGAGGATAATGAACTAGAAGTCACACGTTTACGAACTGCTGCATCTGCTTATTCAGGTAGGCACAGAGTTAGATTAGTAACTAGAACAACCGAGGAAGAAGGCACTAAAATGCTGAGAGTATGGCGAACAGAATAGAAGATGACTTTTTTGATCAAGCTAGGATTATGTCTTATGAACAGCTTGTGAGTGCTAATGAGTTAGCCATAGAAAAGAATTTTAACCGAAGCCTTAATATCAAAAAATTTATTGCAGCTGTAAAAAAGTTCGGGTATGAGCCAGACTCAGTTATTTTT